ATATTTATAATAAAACATAAAACATGGCATTAACATATAGAGGTACTAAAGGATCTCCTTTAACTATCGCGGAAATTGATAGTAACTTTGCTTATTTTACAGGCTCACATAGTATAACAGGATCAGTAATAATTGATGGATCATTAATAGTTAGTGGATCTCTTTTAAGCACAGAAGCAATACAAATATCTGGATCATTCAACCCAGTAGATTCTGAAGGCTCATCATTAGGTAGTGAAGAATTTTTCTGGGGTGAATTATATTTAGGTTCTGCTTCTGTTAACTTTATGGGGTCACCAAATAATCAAATTGCTTCTATAAAAGCATATGGTGAAAATGTTCAGGGAGCTTCATTTGTAAATGGAAATGTGTATATTGCTCCAAATATCCCTAGCGGATCAGGTATTAGTGGATCAGTTATTAAAAATCTTAGAGGATCATTTTCTGTTGGAACAGGATCATATGCTGTTGGAACAGGATCAGCTACATTTGGTAGATTTGTTCAAGCAAATGGTAACTATCAAACAGTTGTTGGCGCATTTAACCAAGTTAATAGCAGCTCAAACTCTTTTGTAATTGGTAATGGTACAGGTACTGGAAGTAGAAGTAATTTATTATTTGCTTCTAGTTCTTTAATACAAATAACTGGATCTATAATTACTAATGGAGTTTATATGACTCCACAAACTGTAAATAATAATATTGATGTACCAAGTAATACTAATGCTTTATTAATAGGTCCATCAGTATCTATAAACAGCACATCATCAATAGGAACTAACTCAGTACTAACTATATTAGGTGATATAACTCCTTCTAGTGATGTTACTGCTAATAACATAACATTAAATTTAAATACTTTAATTCAAGCAACAAATGACACTGAAGCAGCAATTGCTGGTGTTGTAGTTGGTGGGTTATATAGAAATGGAAATTTTATTCAAATTAGATTAGCATAATAAAAATAATTTAAAAAGTTTTAAATTAAAAACATATTATATATATTTATAAACAAACATTAAAAATAACATGAGTACTTTAAAAGTAAATAACATAATCCCATTCTCAGGACAAACTGTAAATATTCAAGGAGATTTCATTCCTTCAAATACTAGCCAATCATTAGGATCATTAACAAGTCCTTGGGCTGAGTTATATGTATCAACAGGATCTGTAAACTTTATGGCCCCAGGAACCCCAGCTGTAACTGTAGCTAGACTAAGAGCAGGTGGTCAAGCTTTTGCTAGCGCTGGTCCTATTCAAGGAATGATCTTTACAGAAACTAATGGTAATTTAAGAGGATCATTTAGTGTAGGAAGAGATAACCAAGCATCAGGAACTGCTTCTTTAGCTAATGGTTTAGCTAACACAGCTTCTGGTTTTTATTCTCACGCTGAAGGATATGGTAATAGAGCAACAGGAGCTGGTGCTCATGCTGAAGGTGCTACTAATTTAGCTAGTGGTGGTAGTTCTCACGCGGAAGGACAATTAACCACAGCTTCTGGAGATTATTCACATGCTGAGGGTTATTTAACAGTAGCATCAGGATATGGTGCTCATGCTGAAGGTAACGCTAGTCTATCTAGTGGTGGACAATCACATGCTGAAGGTACTTACACAACAGCTTCAGGTAACAGCTCTCACGCTGAAGGAGCTAGTACTATAGCTAGTGGTCTTAGTTCTCACGCAGAAGGACTTCAAACTATCGCTTCTGGAGATTATTCCCATGCTGAAGGTGCTCAATCAATAGCATCAGGATACGCTGCTCACGCTGGAGGAGTAAATTCAACAGCTAGTGGATTGTATTCTTTTGCTCATGGAAATACTGTTCAAGCTATATGGAATAATCAAACAGCAGTAGGTCAATATAATGTTTTAGGTGATTCTTCTTCATTATTTGTAGTAGGAGTTGGAATGAATGGTAATAGAAAAAATGGTTTTTCTGTTGAGTTAGATGTTAATAGTACTCTTGCATCTGTTGTAATTCCAACCAACTCAAGCAACCCTCAAAACCCAAAAGCTGGAGCTATGTATTTTAACGCTGGTACAAATTTACTATACATGTATAATGGTACTGCTTGGAGATCAGCTTCATTCGCATAAAAAATAAAATAAATATAATAATAAGAAGACCTCACATTTGAGGTCTTTTTTTATATTTATAAACAAACACTAAAACATTATGTCAAGACTCTTAGGCTCATTAGACTTAGATGGTAGTATAACCTCTAGTGGAGATTTTAAATTTTCATCAGGATCAGGAATAGTTCAATTAATAAATACTTTTACACCAACAGGAACAGCGTCATATGGAAGAACATTTGATGATGCTTCAACAAATACATCAACATATTTAGAGTATGGAATTAATGTTGTAGCCACAGACTCATTAACAAGTGGATCTTATTGCTGCCGTTTACCTCAAACTCCTAAAAAAGGTAAAAGTGTAACTATTATTAATAATGATGGTGTAGATTTATTTGTATTCCCAAGCACAGCAAGTGGTGATATCAATGGTGTAGTAGATGGATATATTACAATCCCATCAGATGGTAGATCATATACATTTGATTGCTATGAAAATCCACTACCAGGTGGATGGTCATCAAATACCCTTCCTAATGGGAATATATTATATAGTAGTGGTGTAGTAACATATAACGCTACACCTTCAAATTCTAGATTAGCATTTATTAACAACTCAACAAAATTATCTGGAAGTGGATATTCAACTGCACCTATAGAATTTAACGCAAATGGTGTTTTCCCAGGCTTAACAAATATTAATAATTTAGGTACAATTGGTACTCAAGGTACATTTGTAAATGCATATTATGTCCCACCAACTACATGGAAAAAAATTAATTCTATAAGTATACTAACTAATTTAACTAGTTCAAATTCAATTATTATTAGTATGTTAATAGCGGGTACAAATTGGAATAATGCTTTTTTAACAGGCACTACTACACCAGCATCATATCCATTTGGACCATTAAATAATTGGACAGCAACAGAACAAAACTGGGCTATACAGAATGGGTTCTCAGTCTTTTTTAATGGTGGGATTAATTATTGGGGAGGTGTTGGTAGTTTTGGACTAGGAGAGGCTCAACGCACCACACTCCCAGGTGTATTTACTCCAATTCCAGGAAATCCTTTAGTCTCAGCTACTGCTGGAGGACCAGGAACACAAAAAATATCATTGAATATAAATTATAATGCTATTGGTTCAAACATAACAAGATTAATAGGTAAAAGTTATATAGGAACAGGTATGAATCTTAATGGACAATTAGTAGACGCATATTTTAATCATGCTTTTTCACCTATTTTTATACTTCAAGACTCAAATAACGCCTCTATTAGTGGGGTAAAAATAAAAATGAATTTAAGTGTAACACTAAACTAAAATATTATGCCATCAATACTATTATATTCTGCATCTCTATCACAAACTGGATCAAATCCACCAAATGCTACCATCGGACCAGGTAAAGCTGACATATCGGGGTCATGGTCAAGACTAGATACAGGACTTTACAAATTTACTAGAGGAAGTGGAGGATATTTTCTTCCATCTTCAGGAAGTGTTTACGGGAATTTATCTATTCAAGTATCAACAAATGTTACTTCTAGTTTTGTTACATTTATCTCAGGATCAGATTCAAGTTCCTTATATTTTACAACATATTCAAGTAGCTACACATCTATCCCAGGTGATAATATGTTACCATCAGGTAGTATATTTCAAATTAATGTTAATATTATTTACTAACCATATTTATAAATAAACACAAATAATATGTCAATACTCTTAGGCTCAGTAGATTTAGATGGTAATATAGCATCTAGCGGAGATATATCATTCACAACATCTGGCTCAGGTGTAATCCAAACTTTAACAACCATTGCAGCTAATGGAACAGCGTCATATGCTGGATTCAGTAATACTACTGCTTCATTAAATTTTGGTATTAATCTTATAAACTACGCAACTTCTCAAAATTATTGTGTAAAATTACCACAACCAACAACAGGTAAGAGTGTCACTGTAGTAAATAAGAGTGGTATAGATATAAAAGTTTTCCCAAGTAATACAGGTGGAGATATTAATGGACAAGTAAATGGATTTGCTACAATTCCTTCAAATGGAACTTCATACTTATTTAATTGCTATGAAAACCCATTACCAGGTGGGTGGTCCATACTATCAACAAGTGGTACCAACCAAACACTAATCTCAGAAGCTATTAGTGGTTCTTTAGGTGAATGGCTAAGTCCAACAAGTAAGTTTGTATTTGTAAATAATACTATAAAAGCTAGTGGAAGTGGATTCGCAACTATTTGGCCACAACAGAATTTCTTAGCCATTTCACCAACTGATCCTCAATATCAAGCAAATAATAATACTTATTTTTCTGATCTCCCTAACTCATATTATTTAGTTACTAGACAATTCCCAACTGATTCTTGGAAAAAAATTAATAGCATAACTTTAGTTACTAATATTACAGGAAGCACAGCAATAACAGATAGAATTGGATGTTTACTATTTGTTTCACAAAATAGACATTATTATTCTGCTAATAACCCAGCTCAAACTTTTCCTGAAGCATTTTTTGATGTTAATACTGGTTATCCTAATTGGGATCCTGCATTTTCAAACTACTTCTATAATGTTTATACCCCATGGATTGCAGCTAATAATGGTAATGGAAATGCTTCAGGTGGAATTAGTGGAATAACAAACGGACCAGTAGCAGCCTCAGTTACTTTCACCCCAGGAACATTCACCGCTGGTAATATAAGCCCATACTTAGCAGCTAATGCTGGGGATCCAGGCACAGCTACATTCACTATAAATCTCCCACAACAATATATAGCCAATTCCATTGGTCATACTGATCTTGGAGCTAGATATATAGGTTCTTTTACACCTAATGATTATTACTATAATGGAACATCATATGTCCCATTTGGACCAATAGATGCATATAGTGTTAAATGTTGGGGAATTGGAGTGTATAATCTTTCATCTACTGTTGCCCTCCCAGATTTTAAAATTTTACCTCAGTATAATGTAACCTTAAACTAATAAAACAATGGCATTTTTATCACTCTACTCAGCATCTATTTATCAATCAGCTAGTGTTATGAGGCAAATAACAGCTAGCGCAGGTGGAAAATCTTCAAATCTCATAACAGGTTCATTTATCCGCACAGCTACAGGATCATACATGTTTGTATCTTCAGGATCATTCTCAGGAATATCAGGTAGTATTACTGGAAGCATAGTTGGTAGTATACTTTACTCCCCAATTTCAACCTCTTCATTAGGTAGTGTTTCTATGTTAACATCTCCAACAAATCCAAATGCGTTTTATATTTATATATCTTCTAATATATTATCTCAAACATTAAGTGATAACGCTATTGAATCTGGATCATATAACATAAATATAGGAATTAATTACTAATATTATAATTATTAATATTTTAAAAGATCTCCTAGTGGGATCTTTTATTTTCCTTTAATATTTATAACAAAATCTAACACATGAATATTCCTATATATCCTGGTTCTAGTTCATTTACTCCGGGTTTAACCCCATTTGGATTTTATGACTATGATCAACAATTTCAAACTGATGCTGATAAAGTAGCTACATTTTGTGCTCGTCGACTAGGATATCCTATTATGGAAGTTGAATTACAAGATTTAAATTTTTATGCTGCTTTTGAAGAAGCAATTACTACATATGGTAACGAAGTCTACGCGTTTCAAACCGTGGATAATATGTTATCACTAGAGGGTGCACCTGCGGATGTTAGTGTAAATAACGCGCTTATTGTGCCTGGTATGTCAACAGTAATACGTTTGTCTCAACAATATGCTGCAGAAGCAGGAGCAGGTGGAAATATAACTTACTATAGTGGAGCATTAGCATTAACACCTGGAGTACAAACTTATGATTTAGCAGATTGGGCTATAAGCCAAAGTATATCAGGTGGAATAGAAATTAAATCTGTATTTTATCAAAACTTACCAGCTGTAAGTCAAATGTATGCTCCATTTGGAGGATTCGCAGGACTAGGAGGAGTACCAGCAGCTGGTTTATATGGAGGGATGTATGGAGGTGGATATGGAGGTGGATACTTAATGATGCCGGTAGCGTATGATGCAGCTGTAGTACAAGGTATAGAATTAAGTAATACAATTCGTTTATCTGCTTACACGTTTAATATTGTAAACAATAAAATAAAAGTATTTCCTATACCATCAGATCAAGATGTTAGAGAAGGATTTTTATTTTTTGAATATATTAAAGTTCAAGAAAGAATAAGTGATAACATTGTTCAACCTGGAGGAAATCCTGACTATCCAGATTATGTAGTGACTAATCCTTCAAATGCTCCATATACTAACCCAACATATAGTTTAATTAACTCTATTGGACGTCAATGGATATTTGAATATTGTTTAGCATTATGTAAAGAAATGTTAGGATATGTTAGAGGTAAATACTCTACTGTTCCTATTCCTGATCAAAATATGACATTAAATCAAGCTGATTTATTATCATCAGCTACAGCTGATAAAGCAGCTTTATTAGAAAGATTAAGAGCATATTTGGGAGATATGTCTAAAAAATCACAATTAGAAAGACGTTCTCAAGAAAGTGACTTTAGAAGACAAGAAATTAACAATGTACCAATGACTATATTTATCGGATAATGGCACTATTTGGAGGAGCAAGAGATATTTCAATGTTTAGGAAAGTAAACAGAGAGTTACTAGGAGATATTATTACTCAACAAGTTGCTATATATAAGTATGTTTTAGATAAAACTAAAGTGAACATGTATGGTGAATCATCTGGTGGTAAATTTTTTACTGGCCCAATATTACTAAATGCTTTAATTGAAGTAGGTGATAATACAAGTCCTACAAATGAATTTGGAGTTGACTTTAATTGGAGTATTAAAGTAGCATTCTTAGTAGATGATTTAACAGATGCGAATATAATACCAGAAGTAGGTGATGTACTTTTATATCAAGAATCATATTTTGAAATAGATAATACAGTTCATACTCAATATTTCGCTGGTAAAGATCCTGACTACCCATACTCTCAAAACCCACTAAATCCAGGTTTAGATCAATTTGGATATAATGTAAGTCTAATCTGTGAAACACATTATGTACCAGCAGATCGTATTAATATTACTAAACAAAGATTATAATGGCTGAAACAAGAAAACCAATACCTAAAACACAAAGGGAAATAAGTATTTCTTTACAAGAGCCTTACAAACCTAGTGATCCACCATTTATTCTTGATGAAGAGGGTAATGAAATTCCTAATTTTAACGCCGCTGGATTTAACTACACAGGCAATCCTAACCCAACAGCTACTTCTAATAGAGCAGATCAAATATCATTTAAAGGTGATACTGTAAAACCATTCTCAATTGGTCTAGAAGATTTAGATTGGGCTATAATGTACTATTTTCAAAACGTAATCAAACCTACTGTATCACAAAACGGAGAATCTATACCAGTACCTGTAATATATGGTTCACCTGAAAAATGGAAATCATTTCAAAAAGATGGATATTATAGAGATTTAAATGGTAGAATAATGGCTCCATTATTAATGTTTAAGAGAAATAACATTGAAAGAAATAGAGCTTTAGCTAATAAATTAGATGCTAATGAACCTCACAACATAGCTGTCACTGGTAAAAAATATGGTAAAAGTAATGCTTATAGTAATTTTAATGCTTTAAATAATATTAAACCTGAAGAAATATACTACGCTACAGTTGTACCTGATTATTTAACAGTCACTTATGAATGTGCTGTATTTACTTATTATAATGATCAATTAAATAAAATTATTGAAGCTGTAGAATATGCCGCGGATGCTTATTGGGGCGACCCAGAACGTTTTAAATTTAAAACAAATGTTGACTCATTTACAGGTACTGTAGAGTTGGCTGACAGTACTGAAAGAATTGTTAAAAGTACTTTTACTCTTAGAATGCATGGATATATAATACCAGACATTATTCAAAAAGATATAAACTCAATAAAAAAATTCTCTAATAGAAGTATACTTAATTTTACTGCAGAAGCAGTTAGTAATTTAAACAATTTAACAAATCAATAATATATTTATAATAAAATAATTTATGGAAACAAAAGTTTTAACACAAGAAGAAATTCAATCACTAAAAACATTACAAGAAAACCAATCCTCATTAGTAGCAGCTTTAGGTGATCTTGAATATCAAATTACTATTTTAGAATCTAGAAAACAATTCCTAAAAAATGAAATTGCTATTCAAATTGAAAGTGAGGTTAAGATAGGAAAAGAATTACAAGAAAAATATGGTGAAGGAAATATTAATTTAGAAAAAGGAGAATTTACTCCTGTTTCATAATTTTGACATTTCTTAAGATATTTATAATAAAATCAAACACATAACAAAACATGGCAGAAACATTAATATCACCAGGTGTATTAGCGAGAGAAAATGATACTTCACAAGTAACTTCGCAACCTGTTCAAGCTGGGGCAGCTATTATAGGTCCAACTGTGAAAGGACCTGTTGGTATACCTACAATAGTTACTACTTATAGCCAATTCCAACAAAAATTTGGAACTACATTTACAAGTGGTAGTAATAGCGATATCTTAACTTATTTTACATCTATAGCAGCATATAATTACTTTACTAATGGAGGAACTTCATTATTAGTATCTCGAGTAGTAAGTGGATCTTATACATCTGCTAACACTGGAACTAGTGGTGATAGTATAAGTGGAAGCGCAGGTGCATCAAACCCAGTATTAGTATTAGAAACTATTGCTAAAGGAGCAGATCAAAACAGTTCAAGCTCTTTAGATGCTAGTGGATCATTACTTAGTGGATCAGCTGATAATCTTAGATATCAAATTTCTAACTGGAATACATCTTCTGGAACATTTAGTTTATTAATTCGTAAAGGAAATGATAATACTTTAAACCAAACTGTATTAGAAACTTGGACTAACTTATCTTTAGATCCATTTTCTCCAAATTTTGTATCTAAAGTTATAGGTGATCAAACCCAAACTTTTGTTCAAGATGGTACATCATATTATTTACAAACAACTGGATCTTATCCTGGAGGTTCAAATTACGTTAGAGTAAAATCAGTAGTGACTACTCCTAATTATTTTGATAATACAGGTATTCCTAAACCACAATATACTGCTTCTATTCCAATTAACAGAAGTGGATCATTTAGAAACGCAACTGGAGTATTAGGAGCAGGATCTGAGTATTATGATGGAATTACAACAGCAGATAAAGCTCAAGGTATTCCAATTGCTTCAAACAGCGGACAAGGATACCCAGATATGATTAACTTATTATCTAATAAAGATGATTATAAGTTTAATATATTATTAGCACCTGGATTGTTTAACAGCCTACAAACAGGATTAATAACTAACATAATAAGTGCTGCTGAAGATCGTGGTGATTTTATTTTTGTAAATGATTTATATACTTACGGAGCTACAATCTCACAAATTACAGGCCAAGCTATTTCAAGAAATACATCATACGCTGCTTCATATTGGCCTTGGGTTCAAACTCAAGACCCAGATAGTGGAAGAAACGTTTGGGTACCTGCTTCAACTGTAATAGGTGGAGTATATGCTTATAATGATAAAATAGCTGAACCATGGTTTGCACCAGCAGGTATAAACAGAGGTGGATTATCAGTAATCAGAGCTGAAAGAAAATTATCTCAAACCGATAGAGATACTTTATATCAAAACAAAGTAAATCCAATTGCTACCTTCCCAGGGCAAGGTGTAGTAGTATACGGTCAAAAAACATTACAAACCCAAGCATCAGCTTTAGACCGTGTAAATGTTCGTCGCTTGTTGATTGCTCTTAAAAACTATATTTCTCAAGTTGCTAATAACTTAGTATTTGAACAAAATACAACTACAACAAGAAATAATTTCTTGGCACAAGTTAACCCATACTTGGAAAGTGTTCAACAAAGACAAGGATTATATGCGTTTAAAGTAGTAATGGATGAAAGTAATAACACAGCTGCTGACATAGATAGAAACCAATTAAACGGTGGAATTTATATCCAACCAACTAAAACTGCTGAATTCATTTACTTAGACTTCAACGTTACACCAACTGGAGCTACCTTCCCAGCATAAAGATTAATTATATAGATATTTATAATAAATAGAAAAACATGGCAATATTAGACGCAAACGAGATATTCTTCACAGCCTTTGAACCAAAACAGGCTAACCAATTCATCCTTTATATGGATGGTGTTCCTAGTTACATAGTAAAAGGCGTAAACGCAGTTACTGTAACTCAAGGTGAAGTAGTATTAAATCATATTAACGTTTACAGAAAAGTTAAAGGTAAAACCACTTGGGGTGACATTCAAATGACATTATTTGATCCAATCACCCCATCTGGAGCTCAATCAGTAATGGAATGGGTTCGTTTACATCACGAATCTGTAACAGGTAGAGATGGTTACTCTGACTTTTATAAAAAGGACTTAGTATTAGACGTTTTAGGACCTGTAGGAGACGTTGTTAGTGAATGGATTATTAAAGGCGCATTTATTAAAGAAGCCAACTTCGGTGATTATAACTGGGATACTGCAGATCAAGCTGTAAACATCACAATGACTGTTGGAATGGATTACTGCGTATTGAATTTCTAATACTCACTACTTAACAATAAAAAGAGCTCGCATTTTGCGAGCTTTCTTTTTTCTAATATTTATAATAAAATAATATGGGTTTAAAACAACGTCTATTACAAGGTCAAACAGGATTAAGTGCAGGAAGTTTTCCTGGTGATACTCCAATTAATGATGCTCAATCTGGGTTTATCCAAGCTAACTCACCTAATCTTACTTATGAAGACGAAACAGTAGGTCAACCTGATAATGGAAGTGCATTAGTAAATACATTAGACAATACAGGTTTAGATAATACTATAGGACTCCATGATGTAAACAAACCAACATCCCCAGTAAGTACTGATTATTCATCCTTATCTAAAGGAGAATTTGGTGGAGCATCATCTCAATATATCCAAACATATGGACCTAATAATACTTATTTAAGTAGTGTTTCTATTGAAGATATAGACAGTCCTCAAATTAATACTTTAAATAAAACAAGTTTAGATAATACTAATGGAGCTTCTATTTCTAATACTCCAATTCCTAACAGTGTAAGTTCACCTAATGAGTATCCTCAATTAGTTAGAGGAGAATTTGGTAGTGGTCCTTCTCAATATGTTTCACCTTATAGTGCTGGTAACACATATTTAAGTTCAATTGGAGATATAAATGAAACTCCACAAACAGCTACATTAAATAAAACAAGTTTAGATAATACAAATAATAGTTTTATATCTAATGTCCCACCTCCAAATAGTGTAAACCTACCTAATGACTACCCTCAACCAGTGTCTGGCAGATTTGGTGGTTCACCTTCACAATATGAGACGCCATATAACGCGAATAACCAATATTTAGATACAATTAATACAATTAGCATACCAACCAATAATAATCAAGTAAATACACTAGATAACACTGGATTAGACAACTCAGATAATAGTTTTGACCCAACTGCTTTTAGACCTAATGAAGTAAGTGCACCTACAAATTATGGAAATACACCTAACTCCCCATCAGTACAATTAGGAGAATTTGGTGGAGCTCCTTCCCAATACACTGAAGTATACACACCAAACGGAACAACATACTTAGAACAAGTTGATTCACCTGAATTTGTAGGTATTCAATCTTCATCATTCTCAAATTCAGGTTTAAGTACAGATACATCTAATGCTGCTCCTACTACATTTGTAGCTCCAATTATAGATAATATTACTACATATCCTGCTAGTAATGTTACACATAATACCTTAACATCAGGAGTGAATTCAGCACCACAACCCTATACTCAAATTTGGAATCCTACTAATAATTATTATCCTTATATGAAAACAAATTTCGAAGGACATTAAAAAACAAAAACAGTATATATTTATATAAGACATAAAGTTATAATAAATAAAAGATATGAGTGAAAATAAAATAAAAATGCCAACGGAAGTCGTAGATCTTCCATCTCAGGGTTTAGTTTATCCAAAAACATCCCCATTATCAAGCGGTAAAATTGAAATGAAATACATGACCGCTCGTGAAGAAGATATTCTTACTAACCAAAACTATATTAGTAACGGTACTGTACTTGACAAACTAATGCAGTCACTTATTGTAACTGATATTGATTATAATGAGTTAATTATAGGAGACAAAAACGCCATTATGGTAGCCGCTCGTATCTTAGGTTACGGTAAAGATTATAGTTTCAATTATCGTGGGGAAGAATATAGTGTTGATTTATCAAAATTAGAAAATAAACAAATAGATGAATCATTATTCCAAAAAGGAGAAAATGAATTTTCATTTGTACTTCCTTCTACTAACACTCCAATCACATTTAAGTTACTAACTCATGGTGATGAGAAAAAAATTGATAAAGAATTAATCGGATTAAAGAAAATTAATAAAGATTCATCTCCAGAATTATCAACTCGTCTAAAATATATGATTACATCTGTTAATGGAGATAGAGAAACTAAAACCATTAGAGAATTTGTAGATAATTATTTATTAGCTAGAGACTCTAGAGCATTAAGAGAGTATATTAAAAAAACTCAACCAGACGTAGATTTAACATTTACTACTAATAGTGAAGAGGAGGTCGCTATTCCAATCGGACTTAGCTTTTTTTGGCCTGACATCTGAGGTAATCCCTCATCTACGAGCTAACTTATTTTCTCAAATTCATGAAATTGTTTTTCATGGCCAAGGTGGCTATGATTGGGATACTGTCTACAATATGCCTATTTGGCTTCGTAATTTTACATTTAATAGAATGAAAGAACATTACGATAAACAAAATAAGCAAAATAATGAAGATTTAGGTACTCAATCTCAAAAGATTAAAGATGGTAAAGTAGACGTTCCATCACACCTTAAAGGTAAATTAAATAATTTAAAGAAATTACCTAAATATTAATTCTTTAATTTATCCATATTTATATTATATAAATTAATATGGCATTAACTCCTCAAGAACAACAAAAACTTAATAAACTTCTTCAAGAAGGTATTGAACTAGCTAAAAAATTAGGTTTAGCGGCTGAAGAAGCTAGCCTAAGAAATTTTAATGGAGATTTAGTTCAAGCAGAAAGATTAACTCAAAGTTTAAGAGACGAGTGGCAAGCAGTAACTGGTGACATAGGATATGCTTACCAAGGTTTTAAAAAAATAGTTTCAGAGATTACTAAACAAAATATAGCACTTAAAGAAAGCGCTAAAGGTTTTAGTAATCTAGCTTCTATAGCTCAAAAAATTCAAAATTATCAACAAGGTATTAGTAATCTTTCTCTTAAAGATATAACCATATTAAAACAAAAAACTCAAGAAGAAAAGTTAAGATTAAAAAATGCTCAAGAGTTATTAGAAAATGAAAAAGCAGGTTATGAAGACCAAATCAGAAGATTAGGTGCAGAAATAAAAAGAAAAAAACAGTCAGGAGCAGCGACAGATAGTGAAGTTAATAAAGTAAAAAAACTACAAGAAAAACTAAGTACTGTTAAGGATACTCAATCTGAAATAAATAGTCTTTTACAAGAGCAAAATGAATTATTTAATGGACTTGAAAAAACTTTAGAAAGAACCGAAGGACAAATAAAAAATATTGATAAAGCTTTAGGATTAGGTGGTAACGCTGCTAAAGGTTTAGAAAAAACATTAGGTTCTTTAGGTTTAGGAGACTTCGCTAGATCATTAGGTTTAGATGAAGTAAATAAGAAAATGGATGAAACTGCTAAAAAGTTAACTGATAATGGTGACAAAGCAGCTACATTAAGCACTAAATTTAAAGTATTAGGTGCTGGAATGAAAGAAATGGGTAAACAATTATCTGATAATTTGTTTGACCCTATGGTTATCCTAGGTATGATCCTTAAAGGATTTTTAGACTTAGATAAAGCTCAAACAGAATTTACCCGTGAGACTGGAAGAAGTGTTGAATATATGGATGCTCTTAATGCTGGAGCAACTACCATGTCTCAATATATAAAACAAGCTACTGCTTTAACTCAACAATTTGGAGTAGCAGCTGATATGATTTTTACTCCTGAGACTATTAGAGAAGCTACTGAAATGACCCAAATGATGGGGATGAGTAATGAAGAGGCAGGTAAGTTAGCTCGTATAGCAAAAGTAAATGGTAATGAATTAAAAGCTAATAATGAAAAAGTAGTCAGCACTATATCTAGTTTTAATAAACTAAACAAAACTGGTATATCAGCTAAGGCTGTGCTTAAAGATATGGCTACAATGTCCGATCGTTTAGCATTATCATTTAAAGGTAATCCTGAAGCCATAGCTAAAGCAGCCTCGGAAGCTAAAAAATTAGGATTAACATTTGAACAAATAGATAAAATAGCAAATAGTTTATTAAATTTTGAAGATAGTATAGCAGCTGAATTAGAAGCAGAACTATTAACTGGTAAGCAAATTAACCTAGAACAAGCTAGATTATATGCGTTAAACAACGATATGGTGGGTTTAACCAAGGAAATAGGTAATAACCAGGAAATTATTAATGCTTTCTCTACTGGTAATCGAATTGACCAAGAAGCTATAGGTAAAGCTTTAGGATTAAATTCAGAAGAAATGGCTAAAATGATCTATGATCAGCAAATAACAAACGGTTTAACTGAAGAACAAGCAGCTAAATTAGCAGGTATTGAACTATCAGACATGAAACGTTTAGCTATTCAAGAACAAATTAATAATGCTATGGCTAAAATGAGTGAAGTTTTAGCTGGCCCATTATCAGCGTTAGCTGAAATGGTATCACATAGCTGGGTATTATATACAGTCTTTGGTTTAATAGCAGGTGTTATAGGAGTTAAGATGGTAACAGGTATGATATCTATGGGAAGAGAGCTTATAACAGCTATCCCAAGATTAGCTACTATACTAGGATTAGAATCAGGTATAGCAGCAGCTAAAATATCTGGGGCTATGGCTGCTACAGTTGGTTTAGGGGCTGCTGCTATTTTAGGAGCTATAGCAGTTGGTATAGCAGCGATGACAAGTGGAATTAGTTCAGTTAAACAATCCAAAGATGGTGTTATTAACCCTAGTGGTGGTCTAGTCATATCAAAGCCTGAGGGTGGTGTATTAACACCTATAGCCCAAGGTATACCAGGTGATTACGCTTATTTAACAACAAATGGACCTCAACAAACTCAAGATGCTGCAATAGCACCATCTGGTAAAGGATCTATTAAACCACCAACAAACAATGAAGGTGGTGGTGGAAGTATGGTAGCTGAATTAACAGCAATTAAAAACTTACTTCAACAAATAGCATCAACACCAGGCAAAGTTATGATTGATGGGAATGAAGCTGGTAGATTATTAGCTCCATTAATTAATCAATCTAATCTTCAAACCCAGGTGAAGACCCAATAATGATTAATATTTATAATAAACCTTAAAAACATACAATTATGGGACTATACAACATGTACTTTAATGATGGATCAAATTATGCCGCCTATAATACTGCGGGACAACCTAATACTATATTAGCAACTAATCAATCACCTATGCATTTATATTCTGTAGGTAGATATGAATATTGGCAAGATGTAAATAATGGTTACCAAATATATGATGATGGAGTTAGTAATCCTCTTCGACAGCCTTCACAATTAGACAGAAACAATGGATATACTCCAAGTCAATATTTAAATAACTTACCTGAAGGAATTGGTGAAGAAATTGAAGAAGACGAATACTAATTCTACAAAATCACTTGAATGCCATTAATAACATCTAACACAGATCTTAAATCTTTGTCCTTCGGTCATGACAGACCAGGAGGAGGTTCAAGTGGTCAACCATTTTTATTTACTGGATTTAATATCCCTGAAGTAGATTTTTCTTCCAACCAAACACTTACAGATGCTTATAGTGCATCTGCTGGAGCTGGGGCTGGACAGAATTTCTTTGATATACCTCCATTTACATTTGATGCCCCTACATTTGGTTATGCCCCAGGTAATAGCACTGTTAAAACTACTTTATTTAATGGTAATGGTATAGATATAGCTACACCTATCCTTAATGGTTTAGATGGAATAGCTGGTGGAATTGTTAATGGAGCTGAAGCAGCTACAAATGCTATTATTGGAACTATTAATAATTCATTTGATACAACTCGTAATCCTAGTTCTCCTGATTTTCTTTGGAGAAAAAATAGATATAATATAGCTCACTCAGTCACTGATGCTGTTAGAATTACTAAATTTTTAACAACACCTGCTGGTATATTCTTTATCATAAAACAAGAATTACTAGAAAGACAAAGTGTAAAAGTAGAAGGCACAACTCGCGTTTACAACCCAGCAAGTACTATAGCTCAAGCAGGTGTAAACTCTATTGGTTACCATTTAAATAAATCAGGTTTAAATCCATTTGAAAGAAGTTATGCTGAAGGAGGGAGAAATGGATATTATTGGA